ATGGTTACAAAAACAATGGACGGGTGTAGCTACTCCGAACTATGGGTGTCCCCTGCCAACTGGCAAAAAGCTACTAAAAAAGACTTGGATAAAGATTGGTACGTGCAATGCATTTTCTTTGACCCTCGTTTTGAAAAGAAATACCCTAAGGGCTTCCCCTATCGAAAAAAGGCTAACAGACCTAATACGATAGAGGAACGAAAGGCGATGATTTCTTTTCTTCTTAAAAACATTCCCCAGCAACTTGACAATGGTTTTAATCCTATCCTCAAAAAGTATGTGAGCGTTCACAAAGAGGGTCTTTACCCTGAATTACACTTTATCGAGGCTTTTAGGCGTGCATTGGAAATAAAAGTAGGCACCAAAAAACACCTATACGAAATACAATGCGCTATTAATAGACTTGAAAAAGCGTGTGAAGCCCTCGATTTGCAAGCTGTTAAAATTAAAGACTTGCGAAGGGTGGACTTAAAGCGTATGTTGGATTGGTTACGACTATCCGACAAATATTACAATAGGTTCGTGATATACTTCTCCAGCTTATATCGTGAGTTGATAGAGTACGAATGTTGTGAGGCTAATATTACAAGAGATATATACCCTAAAAAGGTGATTAAAGAAGTTCGTACTATACTTACCGCTGACGAACTCATAAAAGTAAAAAACCACGTGCGATTTATTAATCCTGATTTTTATAGGTATATGATGATATTCCTATATTCAGGAGCGCGTAATACCGAGCTTTTTAGATTACAACGCAAAGATGTAGATTTGGACAAACAGGAGTTTGTAATACTGCTTGAAAAAGGTGGGCAGTACAAACGATGTACAAAGGTGATATTGTCTCCTGCATTAGAATTTTGGAAAGAGATATGCAACAAGTGTAAAAGCGATAACGACTATCTTTTTGCACTTGATTTTGTCCCTAACAAGAAAATGGGTCATACCGAGATTGTTACCCGCTTTTGGAAGCGACACGTAAAGGATAAATTAGGCATTGAAGCTGATTTTTACGCCCTCAAACACTATATGCTTGATAATTTGGACAGCGATACGGCTATGCTTTTGGCTTCGCACACTAACCAAAACACAACCGCTATCTACCAAGTGAATAAGGCTAAAAGAGAGAGGGAACGTTTAAAGAAATTGGAGATACAGATATAGAAAAAGCCCCTTAATTGGGGCTTTTATTTTGTAGGTCATAAAATATTAGGAAAATACCTACTTTTACAAGTATTCTTGCTAAGTATTTTTACAAACTTTTTTGCAAACTTTTTTGCAATATCAAAATAATATTGTACTTTTGCACAGTCAAATCTACTAATTTTCTTTCTAATCATTTTAACTATAGATATTTAAATAATTATGAGTTATAACGTTATACAAGTAGCCAATTGGCTAATAGAAAAAGCTAATAATACTGATAATGGGGACTTTATAACTAACTTAAAACTTCAAAAGTTATTATATTACTTACAAGGGTATTATTTAGCAGTTTTTGAAAAACCTCTCTTTGATGATGAGATAGAGGCGTGGCAATACGGTCCTGTTGTCCCTAATGCTTATTACGAGTTCAACGCTTTTGGAAAAAACGCTTTGCAACCTACAAATGAAGGAATTGCTCAATTTACTAATGATGAGGAGGAATTACTCAATGAGGTATTTGAGGTATATAATGACTTCTCTGCAGTAGGGCTTATGCATCGTACCCACAATGAGCCTACTTGGAAAAATACACCTACTGCTAAAGGAAGTGTTATTACTAAGGAAAGAATGACTAAATTCTTTAAAACTCGTGTAAATTGGGATGAGTAAGAAAAAAGTTAAACCAGTTGAAGAAGAAGATAGTGTTGAAAGAAAGTATTTCTACCCTCTATTTTCATTCAAACACTTACAAACATCTGTCTCTTATAAAAACAGTAATGACTCTAAATTTTTTGTGGACTTTTTAGAGCGTTTACACAAGTTGAGTGTTTTAGGCTGGGAAGAAATCAGAAAGTCTCAACGCCACGGTTTTGGAATGGAGAAAATTTCGATAGACAAAATAAAACCTCAATGTCCAAGTTTTATTACTCCTGACATAAAAGAGTTGCACGTGTTTCGTGCCACTGGTAGCAATAAAGTATTTATAGGACTACAACAAGGTAATGTTTTTCACGTTATTTTTATTGAGGCTGATTTTGGAGATGTGTATAATCATTAAAAATAATCTATGAAAAAAATAGTATTATTATTGTTGTCCCTGCTTGCTGTGGGGTGTTCGAAAAGTGAGGAGAAGCAAGAAGATTTTAGCCAATATAAACTGAATGTACCTGAGTGGTTAGTGGGTAGGTGGGAATATAAAGAATATCTTATTGACTATTCTTTTGAATTTACAAAAAATGATTATAGAGTATTTAAAAATAGTTATTTTGAGGTTCGACAATCACGATTAGTTGAACAAAAGGAATACTCTTTTAAATTTCAAGAAGATAATGTGCATACATATTATTTTATAGAGTTTTTACCTAATAATGGTGAATATTACAAACATTATTACGAGTGGACAGAATGGAGTGCCCCCAGTTCATTTTTTGAGAACAAACAATCTTTTAAAATCGTTTATACACAAGTAGACAAGTATGGTTCAGACATAAAAGTTATATCAGAAAGGAAAAATTGGTATAAGAAAGTAAAATAAAAGCCCTCGTTGCGAGGGCTTTTATTATGTGCGTATTTTTATACCTTTGGTAGTGAGTTCATCTATCCCTCTTTTTACCCCTGCAAGGTCAGACTCCATTTTATGAAGTTTATAAGTATTGACCTCAATACCAGAAAGGTGTTTGAGTTGTTGAGCCGAGAATGTTTGTAAAAACTTATGCATTTCAGTAAACTCCTTGACGGTTTGTAACATCGCATTTTTACTTTCCGCACCTATTTGTGTGAGTAGCCTAAATTGTCCGTTCAATTCGTCTGCACTGTCTTGACTCATTCGTGCAAATCCTTTTTCTACTGCGTTCCTACCATTTTTATCATCAAACATTTTAATACCTGATTGTTCCAAAGCGTCAAACATAGCTTTTGCCTTTTGTTCTCCTTTTTGGATTTCAGGTTTTATAATGTTATTTACAAATTCAACAGTTTTGTTTTTTACCTTTTCATACACTTGCTCATTGCTAAGCCCTATTGATGAGGCATATATGTTATCCACATCATTTTGGAACTTAGAAAAAATTTCTTTTATTTTCTCGGTAACTAACGTTTGTTTGATTACGTTTTTCATTACACGGGCAACAGTTTGACCAAAATTTTCAAACGCATTATTTCCTTTTTCTACAGCAGAAAGAATGCTATCAGCGAAACCAGTCCCTAATTCACCAAATGTTTGACTTGTATATTCAGAGATTGTTTTTTTGTATTCTTTTAGTTGATTATACAAATCTTTTGCTTTTTGTATTTGTTCCCCTGCGTAGTCGATATTATCACGTCCAAAAGACATTAGATTAGCATCCGCCTTACTAATTTTTTCTAAGAAATCATAATCAATGTTACCTAATTCATCAACGAAAGGTTTAATTTTGTCCTTAAACGCTTTTGTTATTTCTACTTTTTCTTCACCCCAAAAAGGAATACCAAAAGGCCCCTTTTGCCAAACCCACCGCGTTCTATAACCGTCAAATACTTGTGTATTTTGTACATCTATAAGGTCGTTACGAAGTTTTTTTACTTTGTCATTGTAGTTTTTAATAATATCAAGTTGTTTTCCAATTTGGTTAGTAGTCAAAGAATTAGAATGTTTTTCCCCTTTCAATATACGTTCATCATAAAGTTCATTTATTCTCTTTTCGTTCTGATATTGTTCTTGTTTCCACATTCTCTCCTTTTGACGGGCTCTTTCTTTATCACTCTCTATTTTCTGAACAAAACCATATACGGCTCCTATAACACCTCCAATAGCAGCACCCCAACCTCCTCCAATTTGTCCCCCTATTTGAGCAAAAGACATAGCCTTATTGACTATTTCTCCCATTTCTTTTATACCTTTACCGAATTCCCTTAGTGAGGCATTACCCGTACTTTGTCCCAATCGCTCAAATTCTTGTCCTAACTGTCCAAATTGTCCTGTGATTGATTGCGCTGACGACAACATACCATTGAACGCCTCCTGCCATTCAGCGGTGTTGGGTTTGGCTTGAAACATTTTCTTTATGCTCGCTCCAAGTTTGCCAAAAACGGTATCACTTCGCTCGGCTGTATCTCTTGCTTGTTCGAGTTGCTGGCGTAGGCTTTGAATATATTCTACATTGTCTTTGTCACTCATATCAAGGTTACTCGCCAACTGGTCTATTTCAGCTTCTGCCTCTGCTATGGTTTGGCGTATCTCCTTGACTGTCTTTTTGCGCATATTTTCAAAAAGTTTAGCGATAGCTGTAGCCTCTTTTTTGTAGAGTACATCTAACTTTTTGAGCTCACGTGTCTTTTCGTCTTGCGCTTTTTTCACTTGTGGAGCATCAGACCCCAATTTGGCTTGCAAGGCGGCTATATCGGCATTGTATTTTTCCTCAATGGCTTTGCGCTGGTCTGTGTAGGTTTGATACTTTTCTAATAAGTCCTTATATACTTGTTCCTGCTGTATACGTTGGTACTCGGCATTGGAGGCTAAAAGAACCTTTTCATTTTCAGCAATGCGGGATTTTTCGGCATTAATAGCTTCGGTGTTGGTGTCAAATGCTTGTCCTTTTTTCAACTTGCCTTGTGCTTCGGCTTTTTGTTTTTCGGTTTCAATGAATGCATTTAACTGGTCTTCTGAACGCCTTCTAATCTCCTCTTCTTGTTTGTCGTATTCTAATTGAATAATGGCAAGGCGTTTTTCTGCTCCGTCTTGCATTATCTTAATGCGTGCTTCTTCTTGCGCAAAAAGGTCGTCTTGAACTTGGCGGTTGTGGTCTCTTTGGGCTTTATCAGTATCGTACTCTGGTAGGGTGTTTTTAGTAGTTATTCTTTTCGTATTGCTTTTGGCTGATAAATCATCTCCTGTACCCTTTTTGTATTCTTCAAGAAGTGTTTTTAATTTAGCCCTTTTTTCGTCTAATTCATTTAATTCCTCAGTACTTATATTCGTGCCCTTTTTGTTTCTTGCCTCTGCTTCATTTATCTGTTTTTGTAGAGCCAAAATCTCATTCTTCTTTGCAACAAAATCAGTAGTTTGGATTTTAGCTTGTTCAATCATTTTTATATGTTCTTTGTATGCCTGATTGAAACGTCCAAGCTCATTAAAGTTGTATTTAAGAAAAGGATTTTGAATATCGTCTGTTATCTTGAAATTATTACCTGTTGATGGCGATTTTTTGCTATTATATGCGTCATTGATTTGCTTTCTTATCTTGTCTAACTCTGCTTTACTTTTGCCATTGAGAGAGTTTGCAAATTGACTCACATCAATACCTACTACCACATTTTGTTGTTTTTGGAGTACTAACTTATCTCTTTCAATTTCTTTTTTTAGACGGTCAATTTCTCTTTGAGTACTCATAGCAATTCGACTGTCAGACGCTTGCATTTTTACCAACTTTTCTATTTGGGACTCTTTTGCTTTGATAGCTTCTTGAGTTTTTCCTATTGCGTCACGAGACATATTTTCATTCATTGTCTCATAACGTCCGTTTAAGTCTTTAAGTACTTGAGACATTTCTCTCAATACTTGATTAAGAGATGTGTATTTGTCAAGTACGCTTCCTGTGCTACTTTTTAACGCTAAAAAAGCCTTATTTCTTTCGTCCCACGATTTAGTTTCGTCTTGAATAGTAGAAATCAGTCCACTAATTCTGTTTTTTTCGTCATCGATAAGGTTGGCTTGTTCCTTACGTAATTGGTTGTGTCTTTCAGTTGCTTCGGCATTAGCGTCGGTACTATCTTTGAGTGACCATAATGCAACAGCCAACCCTACCAATGCAGCTGCTGCAAGAGCATAAGGATTAGCAAGCATTGTAAGATTAAGGAGTTTTTGCGCTTTTTCAACAAGTACCAACCACGTATAATGAGCCATTTCGGCAACAGTCATTCCTGCTGTACGTGCTGATACTACTTGCTGTACAGCGGCTGTGGCAATGAGCGCCGCTCTATATGTACCATAAGAAGCTATAAGCCCAGCTATGAGTTTTCCAATGGTTTGATAGTTTTCGACTAAAAAAGCTACACCTTCAATTGCTCCTGACACAATACCCTCGCTTGATTTTCCTATCTCATTAAGCATTTGGTCGAAATTATCACGCAAATTGGATATTTGACCGCCTAATGATTTACTTTGCTCTGCCATTAGGTTATAGAATAGACCGCCCTCATTGGTCATATTCTTTATAACGGCTTGTATTTCGGTAAATCCTATTTTGCCAGCAGAAACCATTTCTTTGATTTCGGTTTCGCTCTTACCTACTACCTTACTCAATTCGGCTATGATAGGAATACCCGCATTCATAAACTGGTACAAGTCATTAGTGAGTAAACGCCCTTGTGCTTTCACCTGCCCGTATACGTGAATGAGTTGCCCCATAGGTACTCCAAGCCCTGAGGCTACATCTCCCATACGCCTAAGTGTTTCGGTTACTTCTTCAGCGGGTACTTGAAAAGCTAACAGGCGTTTTGCGCCCTCTGATACTTCTTGTAATCCGAAAGGGGTTTTAGCTGCAAGGTCTGTCATTTGTGCCATTAGCGCATTAGTCTTTTCCTTACTTTTGAGCATAGTGCCAAAAGATATTTCGAGTTGCTGGAATTGGGAACGTACCTCGATTACTTGATTGACAAAAGCCTTTGCTTGTGAAAAAGTAAAAAACGCTAACGCTCCCTTAGCGAGGGTATCAATAGACTGTTGTAGTTTATTGGTTTCTCGCTGTGAGCTTTGCATAGACTCATTGAAAAGTCGTTGCATTTTATTTAAATCACGTTCTAAATTATCAAGTCGTAAACTTGCCTCAAAATCCATAGTTCCGTTGCTGGTGTTCATTGTTATAGTGTATTAAGGTTGTAGTAAAAACGCCCCTATAAAGAGGCGTTTCTCGTGCAATTAAGAAAAAAATCACTTCAAAAAGCGTTTTAGTTTGTCCCGTATAAAGTAAAAGACTACCAATAGTACTATGATAATAGCGATAAGGTATAAATAGGAACTTTTCACATCTTTTGTTTTATGAGAAAAAGCCGTCGTGCTTTCTGTACTTCGTAATTCATTATTAGTTGTGCTTATAGTACTCGTAAGGGTAGTATTCGCCACTATTTGGCTATTGGATAGGGCTCTTTTAGTAGTAATCTTCACCTTTCCACCTCTTACCCTTATGGTTTCGTTGTCGCCGTCACGAATGCGAGTATATGTAAGCTCCTTGCTGTTACCTACGCTATCCTTATCACTCTCTACTGTTACCTCGTACTCTTGCGAGGTGTGTGTATCGAGTTGCAAGGTTTGTTCGTTTTGCTGAAAAAGAGCTGTACTATCCTTGTACTTTATTATACGCTCTTTCTGCACCTGCTTTTGCTCGGTAGTTGCTACCTTGCGAGTCCTGCAACCTAATAGACCAAGCAAAACAAGCACCAATCCGATAACCCCGAACGCTCTTAGTATTCTTATGTAATTATGTTTTCTCATTTAGATTAATAATTTTTGTAATTATTTTCTTCAAACTATCAGCATAGTTGGCAGCAGTTGCATACCCTGCCTTTGCCACTTCTTCAGCGAACTTGTACGGGTCACTTCTTACTAACAATGCCTTAGCATATCGCTTGTTTTTGAAAAAGAATTGAGCGTGGTCGGTAAAGCATTCTTCGGGGGAGTCGTACTTCCTAAACCAGTCTTTCACTTCATACTTATATTTACCATTAGGTAATTGATATATAGACATCACTTGCGGAAACTTATATCCTAACTTTGGAGAATTAAGTACTTCAGTAGTATTTAACAATTGCTTTTTATTAACAGGCGTGTCCTTGCCTGCTTTTACGCCAAAAAACATATTGCCTGGCGCACTATCTCCCCAACCGCTTTCCAATGCAGCTTGTGCCAACGTAAAGAGATGCGAGATACCCGTTTTGCGCTCGGTTTCAATCGCAAATGGCTTGTATTGCTTTATAAATTCCTTCGGTGTCATTCTTGTTCGTCTTCTATTTTGTCGTTATTGTTTAATTCTTCTGTTTTTGTGCCATTACTAATTTCATCAAAGAAATCTTTCAATTTTCCGCTCCTCTCATAGTTATAAAGCGCTTTCATTATCCATTGTGGCGGGTATTTTCCGCCCGTAAGGACAAAAACATTCTTCACTATCTTGCTTACAGGGTACATCAACGTCATAAATTGTACTGCACTCTGGAATATTTTGCCTGTTTCTGTTTCATTGATAGGTATACTTAGTATAGAGAGCGATATATAGACTACTGCTATCACCATCATAATGGTAGCGTTGCCTACAAGGAAGTTATGAATGTTAAATGTGCCTGCTTTGGCGTGATAAATAGCCCCTACTACCATATTGAGAAGGAGTACAAAACTAATTCCTACAAAAAAGAGTTCATTTTGTTCCCGCCATACCGAAAAGTACGAATATAACAATAGTAACGGCACGCTCTTAAAGAAAGCAACAAAGAAATAGTACACCCTATCCCTTAGATGTATCTTATCATCAAAATAGAAGAGCAAAACCAAAGGTGTAGCCCATATCGCTATCTTTATCTTGGCTTTGAGTAGCCATTTTAGTAATTTATTCATTTATCAAGATTGATTTATTAGTTTTTCTAATTCTTTGTTATATTCAGGGCTTTTGTCTGTAACAACCTTTCCTTTGTCTTTTTCATCAACAGAATAATATTCAGGTATTACACTATTGTAGAGCATTATATTAGCAAAGGATATTTCATACAAAACCTCATTAAAAGTTATATTAGGATATTGTTTTAGAAAACCACCGACTATTGCCCAGACACTGTCATTTCGCTCACTTTCCTTGTCGGTTTTAGCAGATTCGCTTCGTTGAGGAAAGTGATAAGCATAAAAAAATCGGTAGTCTGCATTTTGCCAAGTTGCTGAATTAAAAGTGTGCCTGTCTCTTGTATGCTTAGTTGATATAGTATTTTATTAGTGAGGACTTGAAGTTGTTTTTTGTGGTTGCTGAATAGTTTTTTGATTCGTTCCCACAAGGTGATTTTAGGGTTGGGAGCTCCAAGTATCATTATAGCAAGAGCACGAGCGATGTGTTTCCCATATTGTGCTTTTTGAAAAGCTTCCCCTAATGCCTTTTCCCTATTGAGTTCTTCCATTGGTATATTGGAGATTTCCTGAGACACGAGAATAAGGGTTGCAAGGGTAGGTTGTGGTACGTGATAGGTGCTTCCTAATATAGTTATAGGTTGCGTTTGCTGTAGTATAGTTTCTGCAGTTTTTTGCTGTTTTTTTTTGGCTTTATTTTTTTTTTTTAGGGTTGTGGGGGGGGTTTGGGGTTTTGGTTTTCTCCCCCCCCCCCTGTGCCTAACGTTTGATTATCCGTTATACTCTTTGAGCATTTTACCTGTTTTGGGTTTGAGAGCCGTAAAGGTATATTTTATTTTACCTCCTATCTCACTGTCCCACGTTTTTACAGACGAAACATTGGTTTTATCCATTATAAAACCTTTTGCGCTACTGTTTTCAGGTGAAAGTCTCACAGCATACTGGTCAAGGATAATACCATCTTCATCTGGAATAGGTATAACAAGGTCGTCTGTTTCGTAGATTTCAAACTCCAACTTATACTTGCTGGCGTTCTTACGGGTAGCAATAATTTCACCACCTTCTACTTTAGCTTCTTTGCTATCTCCTTCTTCTGTCTCTAATTTTGTCGAGTTTTCAACAGGTGTAGGAAACGCTTTCCAAGTGGGTGTTTGTGGCATTTCGCCATTCTCCAACTTGACGTATTCTAATTTGGGTTTTCCCCAGCTTATAATATTTGCCATAATGTTTTGTTTTTTTTAATTATTAATACTAAAACGTTTATAGAGGATTTGAGCGTTTACAAGGTTTTGATTGCTATCATCCTCAAAGCTATTGATGGTTTGTTCTTGTACAAAAAGATATTCATCAGGGGCTCGCTGTACGAGACGGCTCATAAAGTCTTCAATCTCTAAGATACGTGCAATATTTTTCACATTCTTTTGCGCTCCTATATTGATTTTAGGCACATAGAAGTTGATGTTTATTTTGCCTTGTTGTACATCATTATTGATACCCGTAAGATAGCCTATTACACAATCTTCCTTGTTAGAATTGTGAGGGCGAGTACCTTGTAGATACACATCGCCTTTAATGAATCCTTTTATTTCGTCTTTGAATATGTCAAAGACGTCTTTTTCAATTTGTGTACCTCCTTTTTTCATTATTAATAGAGTTTTGTTAAGATGTTTTTAGCCATTAGCTCGGCAGATGAAAGCACATTAAAACCTTTAGCTTCGACGTAAGCAGCATAATTCATTCCTGCAACCACTATAAGCACCAAACCTTTAGTATATTTGTTTTTTAGCTCCTCAATAAGTTTTTGGTTGAGTGCAGAAATGTTTCTTTTAGATTTTTCTACACTATTAAGGAGTACTACATAACCTACAGAATTGCGAAGGTTGCCCGTTCTATCGGTATATGCCCCATTATCTCGTGCTTCAATGATACATCGTTCGCCAACCTCAATGAATTTATTTGTAGCTTCATTGATATACTTTTCTTTGATTTTATCAAAGGCAATGTTTAGCTTTCCTTCTATCATTATACAGTGATTTTGGTTCTACCCACTAAATCGGCGTGCTCAATGCTTTGTACTTCAAACTCTCCTAATACCTCATTTTTGTTGTTAAAGAGACGTACCCTCTTGGCACTGAATACGTACAAACCATAATCAAACCACACAGTAAAAGAGCTTTGTGTAAAAGTACTATCCTTAAACACTCCTCGCTGATTAAGAGTGTTTGCTACAATATGACAAGGTATAGGCTCGCTCCATTCAGATACCCCCGATTGAGGTATGCCGTCCACAAGTCCGCCTCCTACTATGGTTTGTACTTGTAATGTGCCATTATCTAATATCATAAAAATATCACTCTTGGTTTCTTAGAAAGTTCGTCTTTAAGCCCTAACCGCTTACATTCGTTACCATAGAATGCTATAATATCATCTTTGTTTGCTCGTGATATACTTGTGCCTCCTTCAGATATTGAGGTTGGGTGCAAGAGTATTTGCGGTATAAACTTAATAAAAGCAATGTACATTTGTTCCTGCTCTTCGCTTTTAGCTTCGTCTTCTAAATTTGGGACATTTAAATCTAAAAGGTCAGCCTCAGTGAGAGAAAGCCCCAAAGAGGCAAACCTTTGACGGAAATAATCCTTTTTTGTCATATTATCCCATTTTAGAAGTGTTGATGATTGCCATACGCTGAGGAGCGGTGATGTTTGGTATCCACTCACAACCATATTCCACAAAACGACCTTCTTCTGTACGTTTAGTGGTGATAAAATGACCACCCTCTAATACAGTGTAGGTTCTATCGGGAATACGGTCAGCAAGCTCGTAAGGTTGATGCCACATCATCTTACCTATTTTTGTAGTAGGCAACAAGGCAATACGCTCATCGGCAAAGATGTTAGTACTTGTACCATCTTCTTTCACCACGTAGTCTTCTACAATACGAAGAGGAGGTAATCCTATACCGGTAAGTAATTGGTTCGCCATTGCTTCGGTAATGATACCCCCTGCAACGCCTATTTGTGCATTGCCTAATACCATTTTGTATGTGTTTTTGAACTCATCAGAAGCTACAATGCGCTTGTTGAAAGTGCTACGTGTCATTTCCATAAGAGCAAATGTACCTACTTTAGCACGAGTTTCTTCGACTATCTTTTGCAAGTAGGCGATGAAATTAGGTTTTTCGGCAGTTGTAGGGTCAAACTTCATTACAGGGAGTTCCATTTTCATAAGAGTAATACCCTCTTTGTTGTCGTCCAATCTGACCTCTCCTACCCCTGTAGATATGAGTTGTCCCACAACATAGTCCATACGCTTATGAGGCGCAAGGGTACATTGACGAATATCATCTGCAAGGTAGTTGATGATTTCGGTAAGTACAGCAGGTTGTCCTGCCCCTGCTTGGTTGTACTTGTCGATGAGTTGTTGCACGATACTAAGGCGTTCATTGTCCATTTGGAAAGAGTTCCCTAAGTCGGCAACCTCACCAGTACCACTGCCAAGCGTTTTGCGCTCACGGATAGGTTTGTTAGAGTTCTTGTCAATCACTGAACCCATAACCACACCCGTAACGGTACCAAGATAGGTTTTGAACAAACGTGATTTGGTTTCTTCAAAATCTAAATATCGTTTCCACACGATAGTGTCAAGGGTAGTTTGCATTACCCTATCAATTACCGCCTTAATGATGAGTGGGCTGTTAAAAAGTTTTTCTAATGTTAAAATCATAGTGTTTGAGTTTTAAATGAACATAAATCTTGCCCCAAGTGTTGCCTTATCTTGTTCCGATACGGGGGTGTAGAGCTTTTCTGTTTGGATTTCATACGCCTGACCGAGAGCGGTAACAGTCGCCCCTGCTTCTTTCTTTACCCTTGCATAGTTAAGGAAATTAGCGGGATTTTTGACTTCTTTACCTGCTACGGTTTTGGCTTCAAAGAGGACATCTCCTGCTTTTACCCCGTCAATGGTTGCTGACAGGGTAAGGGTGTCGTAATTGGCATTGGTAGTGTCGATAGCTGAAATGGTTGCGCCTTTCGTGCCGTTGCCAATGTGCATACCTTTTTTAACAAGACTTCCCTTTTGGATTTTTAGGGTAGTATTGTCAATGTTTTCAGTAGCTTTTACAGACTTTGATACTTTGGCAATACGGGTTTTAAAATCCACAGACAAAGGGGCTAATACAGGTACATAAGTACCCTCTGCTATATCATTGTCTTCAAGATTAAAACCTCCTGCCAATCGGTAGCCTGTTTTTACATTGTAGAGTTCTTTCTCTACTTCTTGACCTTTAAGGTCATACTTAATTCCTGCTGGCATTTTGTTTATTATTTAATGTTAGTAATTTGTAGCAGTTGCTTTTTGGGCTTCTACTATTTTTTGAGTGTCTTGCTCGATTTGTTTAGCAAGAGTCTCTTCCTCTTTAAGAGGAGTGTCTGGGTTGTCAGGAGCTTTAGAGTAAGAGAAACCTAAGTCAGCAAGTTCTTGTTTTTGCTTTTCAAAGCCGTTGCTTACCTCTATAGTAAGAGTTTCGACGGCAGTATTGTCAGCAAATTCACGCCCTGCGAGTGCTGGGGTGTAATAGCTTTCGGGTATGTTTTTCTCTTTCATTGCCCTAACGAATTGTTCTTTTAGAGTTTCGGAGGTACGACCTTTTTGGAACTCTGCAAATGAGTCTTGCAGTGCGTTAAGCTTTTCGAGCACGGTGGCGAGTTCGGAATTAGGTTGTTGCTGATTGCCCCCTTGTGTAGGTTGCGTGTTAGCGGGCTCGTTACCCTTTTCAAACTTGGATTTCCAATCCTCAGCTTCTTTCTTATATTTTTCGCTTTCGTTTTTGAAAGTGTTCACTCGACTATCAGCGAATGATTGGAAATTTTTTAGCATAGATTCAGCCCCAGCAATAGCTGGTTCTACTTGTGCTTCTTCAGTTACGAAAGTACTTAAATTAGTAGCTACTCCTTCAAGCACTTGCGCACTCAACCCTAATGCTGCATACTTAGTTTTGAGTGATTGGATAATTTTTTCTTTAAACATAAAATATTGATTTTTAGTACTATTATTTTATGTTGCAAAGATAAGAGGGTAGGTGTTAGGTTGTATATTTGTGTATTGTGAAAAAGTTAGTATTTTTTTGTTATAAATAATTTTACAAGTTTCTCTATGGTTTGGACTTAAAAAAGTGCGCTATCATTCAATAAAGAAAGCCCTTAATCAGGGCTTTTGGTAAAAATATTTTTTAGATATTTGCTATTTAAAAATATTGTTGTATTTTTGCAGTGCAAAAGGACTTAAATGAACTTTTGAAGGGCGTTGCCCGCCAGAGCGTAATAGCGGTATAGTATCCCGAAGCTCATCAACTACCTTGAATGTGCATAAATTCAGGGTAGTTTTTTTATTTTAGAAAAAGCCTCTTACTAACTTTCTGTGTTTTCCTAATTTAAAATCTTTATAAGATATTTCTAATATATCATTGTTTTTGTTTATTAGTATCATATTACCGAGTTTTTTATTTTTTCTCTTCAATTCTTCAATAGATTGTATAAACAAATCTGTATTCCCTTTCTCTAATTGTAATACAATATTATCTGCTTGTAAAAACCCTTTCTCAATGTCTGCTTTTAGAGTTCCTATCTTTTTAGTTGTACTGTGTTTAAAATCAGCAACTACTAATTTGTTTTTGAAATTGACAATAGAGTCTGCACTACTCACATTATTATACTCAGGTAGTAGGGCAACCGATTTTCCTTTATCATTTAGTGCCTTTGCCATTGCTAAAGTATTTTTTAGGTTTTCTCCTTTGCCTTTGTGTAAGTCAAACATTACTGTCTTTGCACCATTAGTTTCATTATGAAATAGCGTTTTTGCTCTATTATCATCTATTATATCCTGTAATAGCTTCTGTTTATCTTTGCTATGCTTGATTTTCTTTAATTGTTCAATAATTACAGGTGAAAAAGGCTCAAAGGCTACATACGCATTCTTATTAAAAGGCTGTATTGCTTGTATAACCTTTTGCGAAATACCCTTACTTTGGTTATCTATGCCCCATAGAAACATAGGCATACCCTTAGCGTTGGTTATTTTATTTTCGTTATCTGATATCCACTCGGTGAGCTTGTTGTTTATGGTGATTTCTTTCCCCGCTATATCTTTTTTGAATACAGGTGTCATATAGCAACGGCAGTTTGGGTGATTACCTACCCATACGAAGCTCTTAGGGTATATACCTTTCATCATATCACATATTTCACAACCGTGAGGGTGCTTGCTTCGCTTGATTTCGTAGCCCGCTATCATATCCATACTTTGCCAGCGTTCTATATCGGCGGTGCGATAGGCTATGTTTATCTCTGTACGTGCCAAGCGTTCGGCATTCTTGTATGCACTCCTATATACTCCTTGTCCCGAACGATATTCCTTTGATTTTTGCGAGAGTTGTAACACACCATTTTTATCTCGGTACTTTCTGAAAAGGGTATCAGGGTTTTGTAGGTACTTCTTTAGTACAGATGTGAGCTGATTAGC